TAAGTTAATAGGGTTTGTCATTATTACACCTGATTAATTGTGAAAGTTATTCCTGCTGGAACAAAGTATTTAGTTGCATACAGTATTAATGAGATCTCAGTCCCAGTAACTTCATCTCTATCAATAGATAGCTGTACAGATCTAAGGCCGGTTGGCCCCTCCTCTAAGGAGAAGGTCTGTAATACCCTACCCAACAGTAGACTAAGGAAGTGATATACAGTGTTTACATCAATTGAGTTAGAGTTGGTAATGGATGCTTTGGCCTTTAGAAGGTTTCTGTATAGTACATCCTCCAAGGGAGTTAATACTCCAGTGCCTACATCCTCTGACTTAAACACACCTCCCCTAGCTGGAGTAGCCTCATCTGCCATACCATCTACATCCAGAGCACCTACAAAACCAAACCAAAGTTGCGGCAGTATAACCGTTCTAGGTTGTTGTAGTATAATACCAATAACATCTAACTGGTAGCCAATTGCAACTTCCAAGAACCTTTCATCATGGACTCTTTGTACTGTCTCAAATAGAAAATCTGCCTCAAGTACAAAAGCAGAGAAGTACTCTTTTAGGTTTGTGCTATTCTCGTACTGGCCCAGTAAGAGCTTCTCCATTAACAAAGTGCCCTTATCTGTAATGATAGCCACTTAGTTCACCACTGTAATTGATATTTGGCCTGTGGCTGTAGAGGCATATTTGTCTGCTGCTACAGAAATGTTTGTGGGGTTATAGGCTATTCCATCTGTACCTAGCTCTAATAGATTTACTTGAGCTTTGGCATAAGGCGTGATAATACCAAACAGCCTTGACCAAACAACATCTTCATCTGTAAGCAAACTGTTTACATGATCTACTAGATCCTGCTTGATAGCTTCTTCTGCCCCGGCATACTCTTCGTCTAGGAAAAGTATCTCTACGTTTATAAATACCTCTTGCACAGTGGCTTTGCTAAACTTTACTGTGTGTGGGTTGCCTTGAACATCATTAATTACTACTGAGGTAGAGCCGAAAGTAGGGCAACCCAATCCCTTGGTGGCTAAGATAACTTGGGCTATCTCCTCATTAGTGACTCCAGACAGCTCTCCAACAGTAACGTGGATAGTTTGAGCTGGTGTGCCATCTGATAGAGGAGTAGTCGGATCATCGTTGTTCAATACCACAACTTGCTCAATCCCCAAGGTCTCAAACAGCCTAGCCTGAATAACATCCTCAACAGCTACATAGTTCCTAAGTACTGTCCTGTTTCTTAAGTTGCGAAATTGATTTTCAGTTTGTGCCTCTGACCCTTGCTCTCCTGCTGTAGTTTGTGTGATAGAGGTTAAGCCAGTAATGGGAGAGCTGATAGTGACTACTGTGCCTATAGGGACTGCAATAGACCCAGACAATACTGCTGTAGCAATCACTGTAGAGGGTATAGTAGCCTCTAGCTCAGTCTCAAACTCATTACCAAGCCCATCCGTAAAGATAGTTGACTTTGGGACAACAGTTCCACTTGTGCCAAGTAGTTCCACATTTACAGTAGACCTAGTAGCTGCTCCGTATTGTAGTCCAGAGATTAGTCCCAAGTTCCTTAGTCCACCTCCAGTAGCTACATTTGGGTTGTAGCTATTGTATACAAAACCTAACTCAGTCCAAAGTTGGCTAAACTCGAAAGCCATTATGTGTACTAGTTGCCCATCTGGAGCCTCTACACTGAGGTCAATCCCTGGGCTAAACGCATCTAGCCTACCACTAATTCTAGTAACTAATTCATCGTAATCAAGGGCTGTAAATCCCTCATTTGTTAATCCTGCCATTATAAACTCCAAGGCACAGTTACATCTATGCCTCCATGTATCGTTGTTGCGCTAAACGACAAGGTAAGAATTCTCTGCGACAAGTTTAAAGACATAGTGTCAATTGTTTGTATCCCTGTAGTCTCCAGTATAACTTGCCTCGCCCTAAGCTCTATAGAAAACAAGTCGGGACTCTTAACAAAATCTTCAACGTTGATCCATCCAGCAGTGGGATTAAGTAGCCACTCACCCAATATAGTTTTTAGCCTATTTTGAACTAGTTGTACAACATATCTGCCCTCATCTACCCTTGCCAGATTCCCACCTTGTAATTTTATTAAGTCATTTGTATCTTTGCCTAATGCTAGTTGTATACTCATTTAATTAGTCCGGCGGGCCAACTGTACCGCTGTTGTGTGTGTGTAGGCCCATCTCTTTAGAGGCTACAGTTAAGTTTGTAGATGCAGCAATGGTAGGAGCTTGCACTTGTGCGTCAGAGGAGATTATCCCTGTACAATGCAAAGGCCCATTAATTGTATTAGAGTCACTGTTTATCACAGAGCTATCACAATTAACCTCAACTGAAGGTGCATTTATTGTAACTTTGACAGTACTATCAATGTCAATAGAGCCATCATCATTTAGAGAGATTACTTGGGTTGCATCTTCGTTACGCCATTGGCTGTGTGTTGATGAATAATTCAAAATCTTTCTTGGTAAGGTATTTAACCCAACCAGTGCGAATCCGTCATTCTCTTCAAATTGCCTACCTAACCAAGGCTTTGGTAGTCCTGCAAGAGTGCCTGCCGTATCATCATCTAAGTAAAACCAATGGTCATACCCCACTTGACTAAAGAATAGTATGCAAGTGTTGCCAGCTTCTATTGGAAAAGTACAAGACCAGCCACCTCCAGAGGGTACGTGAACAGGCACACCCGGTATAGGCTCCCTGTCTACGGTGTACCTATTATCTTCTGAGCTGTTGTAAACTGCGTCTACGCAAATCAATACCTCTGCTGTCTGAGTAACTGGATCAAAGCTTACTATTCTCCCAGGAAGTATGATGGACTTCTCTTCGTTATCTATCAAAATACACTCCCCAAGAAATTACTTGTACTAAGCGGAGAGCTGATTTTAGTTATAGTAGATCTTTTAGTTACGTCAACTACTTGATCTGTTAGTTCCTCCCCAAGCTTAGCTACTCCATCAATAACTTCCTCCACAGTGGGTAGGTTGTTCTCTTCAAACTCACTTGGAGGTGTGCCTATAATTCCAGCCACTAGGCACTCGGCCCCTAAAGATAAGATAACTTGTCCGAAACTTGTATCTCCATTTACTCCAAATACACCGTATGCTGCACCATAGATTGTCTTCTTTAACTCTCCAAGAGATGTGGAGGCCAACTCCTCCCTAGTTTCATTTAAGAGACCAATGGCCCCATCCTTTAGGCATATGCTAGCTGTGTTCGCACCCAAAGGCAACGAAACATCTGGCAACGCACTTACCCCATCTGAAATCAATTGAACCCAATCAATCTCTCCCTCTACTGAGGGAGTGGCTACATCAGTGTCACTAGTATGTACTAGGTACTCTACCCTATCTTTTACATAATCATACCCTATCTTTGCATAGGTGGCAATAAAAGATTTACCATTTGTTGCTACAGACTCTACTTGAAAGCTCTCTTTCGGATCATAGGGAGCTTCAGACAAGATTGCATCGCTTGGTACGGGTATGCCTGCCTCTATGAGTTGATCTATTCTAGCCTGCTTATCTTCCTCACTAAGTGGGGTAAAGGCAAGTAGCGTTGGAGTTGACTTGCTAGTGGTTGTGGCTATTTGTATTTCCTCACCACTTAAGACAAATTCTAAAATGTCAGTAGATCCTTCCTTCTGTGCTGACCTGACTTTATTGAAAATTACTGGAGTATAGGTTCCTAGGTTGGTCAACACCTCACAAGGAACTGATCCAAGGACTAAGTCATTTAGTACAGAGAACATTAACCTAGAGTTGTTTCCTTGGTTTCCTTCCCACTCCTCTGCACCAACAATAACGTGGTTTGTCACCACTCCTTTTATTGTAACTCCCCTATTGTGCCTAATTGCGTGGTTGCTTATATTAAACCCAGACTGTGCTGGGTATTTAGTTATTGTAGTATGGGCAGCATGTTCTTCTGCCAATACTGCATGAAACCTTACAACCTTATTTATTGCAGAATTCCCAGAACCAATAGTGTAGGTAATCTGAGCCTTGTCTGGTTTAAACATATTTGCCCCTTATTAAGCCCACCACTTGTCTGTGGGCATGTCTGTTCCTTTGGTTGGTGAGTAGCATATTGTTTGTGTAAGCCAAGTATCTACCCAGCTAGATCCCTTGTGTTGTACTTGTAGGATTAAGTACCTGCTAGAGCCTGAGACCTTATCCTTTAATAGACCGCTAGTAACCTCAAGCCCACTTCCACTCACATTCGTCTCCGCAGTTATAAGTTTAGAAATATCTACCACTGCTCCTGGCTTCATTTCTGGATCAAGGTTTAAGGTAAGGTCAAGAGAGGCTGGGCCTATTTTGGGGTTAGATCTCATATTATCTGTATGCAGTAAGATGGGAATATTTTTCTCATCGTATAGCCCAGTGCTTTCCACATTCTTGGCATCGGGCTTATATACTAGAACTATTTTAGTACCCTCTGTATAGACATTAAACTTATATTGTCCATTTGCCCCCATCCTCTTGAGGCAAGTGAGTAAGGTTCCTCTATGTCCAGATTGCCCATGTGGTATTATGTAATTAAGCAGTTCATCAGGAAAGAATCTTTTCTCAACTACCCCAGTGAAGCCTGCTGCCTCAGTTAGGGTACTAATAACCTTTTTAAATGAGGGATCGAATATCTGCACATTAATAACTTTCTCAAGGTTCTCTTTTCTAATTTTAGAGTAGGTGTAGAGGCTAAGTATTCCGTCAGGAACCTTTACATAATCTATGGCATTGCTGACATACATATCCTCTGCAATTACTTGAGGGGCAGACCCATGCAAGCCCACACTTAACTTAACGAAGTTTCCCACGTTACTTAACTGCTTAATAGCTGTAGGTTCTAGGTTGTATATGTCAAACTTAGCCCTAGTCCAGCCAGGAATGTGTCTTACATCAAAATCTACCCTTAAGGAGTCTGTGGAAAATATCTCCTCTTTCTCCTCATTAAAGATTTGTAATAGGACATACTGCCCAAACTTACTTAAGGTACTCATTTATCACCTGTACTTAGGCCAACCTCTTCATCTACAGTGAGGTCTCCATTTACATCGGTAGTAGTCCTCACTAGGTCTGGGGAGATCTCATTACTTACTGTCACATTTACAACGGAGTTATCAATCTTTGTAGAGCCACTTACTGTTCCAGGTATTGCACCAATAGAACTATCTGGTATTGCTCCCCCTATTGCAGAGCTAGGCATTCCAGAGTCGTCCCCAGTCAAGGCTTGATAAGCTTCCCAAGCACCCCCAGCTACCAAGCCTACCCCAGCCCCTACTGCTGTACCAATTCCGGGAGCAATAAAGGTTCCCGCAGTGGCTCCCATTGCTGCAAAGTCTAACATGTCTAACGCAGTATCCGCAGCTCCTCCATCATCCTCAACACCCCCCAAAACCCTAGCCCCAATCAGGGCAGCTCCAGCGGGGGTAGCAAGTTTGCCTGCTGATATGGCCTTGCTTACAATAGGTGCTCCCCTGACATTATTTAGCTTCTTCAGGGTATCTACCGGAGACCTGCCTTTGAGAACCCTCTTACCAATATACTTAACCCCACTAGTGGCAAGAACTCCGCCAACACCAATACTTAATGCGGATGCCATGCCAAGGCCTTCTCCAACTGAGCCTAAGCCCTCTCTAAGGTCTCTGAATTCCTGCTCCATCCCGGCTTGGCCCTTCCTCTGATCATAGGTTCCATCTACATTAAAGTCCTCATCCCAAGCCGTGCCAAACCCTTTAACATCTCCTCTGTAGGATGCTGCTTGTGACCCCACCATTTCATCTATAAACTTTCTACCTTGTGGAGTTAAATCCTTTTGTATGCCTAGCCAGTGTGCTCCCCAATCTTGTGCGTTCATGGTATCCATCTTTTCAATACTGGGCAGTAGTGAAGTAGAAATTCCTGGTATCTTAGAGTTGCCTAGCGTTTGGTTCAACCTCACAATCTCTGGGGCAGCGGTTTCATAGGCTTGAAACTTGTGAGCCATATCTCCATATGCGTTAATAGAGGCATTCAATTGAGGCTCTAAAAGTCCTCCCAACTCCATATTCTTCCTCATACCGCGCACGGACTCAGTGTCCATCCCCTGTGCAGCAGCAAAAGCAATCTCATCCATAGCTGTCTTATTGCCGCCTGTGACTAACTCCCCAAGCTCTTTCAGTGTTCCTGCTGCCTCTCTGGTGGCTTGTCCAAAGGCCTTAAGTTCTTTGGTAGCCTCATTGGCGGCTTTGGCTGAGTCTTTCTTAGCTTGGTCGTAGTATTTCTCAGGTACAATGGAATCTTCTTTGGAAACACTTTCTTTAATCTCTTTAGTGGCTTGGGCTTGAAGTCTTTCCCTTTCAGAAGTTGCCTCCAGTTGTAGGGTATTAGAGTCCTCTAACATTTTTGCTTCTCTAAGCTTCCTTGAGGGCTTACTATTATCTTCTACCTCCTGAACAGCCTCCGTCGGAGAAGCCAGACCGGTTGGGTCAAATGCAACCATGCCTGCCTCCTCCTCTTCAACCGGGCCTACAAAAGAGGTGGTTTGTCCTTTTAGACGCTCCTCTGCCTTACTCCCCTTCCTCACATTCTTAACTGCTCTTTCCATCTTTTGAATACCTCTTAAGTCTAGCCCCTTTGCATTGGCTAGGGCTGACTCACCCAACTCCCTAATCTCTTTTTGTACTTTCGGATCTGCTTTAACAAGGTGGTGTTGAGACTCTCCTGTATCTGCATTTATGGCGTAGAAGTGAGTTTGTTCTTCTTCCCCAACCATCATCTGCAACTGCATCTGCCACTCAGTATTTTTCTTGGCTTCTCCAAAAGTACTTTCACCAAAATACTTAAGCTCTAACAGGCCAGCACTTGACCCATCTGAGTTATAAAGCCTTCCATCTGGAGATGCCCCAAACCCAGGTAAGCTTTTACTCTCCTCAAAATATGCTTCTTTAAGAGTAAGTCCTCTGCCCTCATTGGCCATGAAAGCTCTCTTGACCCTATCCTCCATCTTATTGCCACGAGCAGTGTAGGCATTGGCCTCGTCCTCAGAGATTCCTAGGTTCTCCTTGGCAAGTTCTATGGCCATCCTTAAGTCTCCAGCACCCTTCTTTAGGGTTTTGGTTTTAGAC